TGTGATACTATAACTGTAGAAAAGATATTAGAAAGAAAAATTCCTGTAAGATTTTATGAGAAGACTCCTAAATGGAGACTTTTATTAAACAAAGCTTTATATATAGCTTTAATATTAATTATACTTTATGGATTGTATAGAGTATATAAATTTTTTAAAACCTAAATTATGAAAATTTTTTTCAAACAATTATTAAGTGATGAGTCAGGAAACTATTCATCTAAAAGATTATCAGGATTGTTATCTGTATTTACGTTATTAGCTTGTTTAATAGCTAATACATTTACTTCTCCTGATATTAGACCAGCTGAGTATCTAGTAGATGCTGTAGCTTTATTAGCCTTTGGCTGTTTAGGTTTAACATCAATGGATAAATATAGTAAAACTAAAACTTAAAAATAAATTAAACATGGGGTAAAGTCATTAGTAATAATATGTATAATTTTTTTACTAATGTATAGTATTCCTACATTAATTAGATGGATATGGAAAAAATAATAACTTGCCCAAATTGTAATACACAATTTGATCTTTCAATTAAATCTTCTGGATCTCAAGAATCAAAGTATCTTTGGTTATTTGATAATGGTCATGGAGGTATAATAAATGGTGTGTACCAAACATCAGGTAAAAGATCTCCTAAATGGGATGATGGAAAACAGTTATTTGAAGGAGAGTTTAATAGAGCTATAGTAAAGAGGTTGGTCAAACTATGTAATGATAATGGAATAGAATGTGTAAATATAGTTGATACACAGGAAGATGTAAGTCTTGGATCTAGAGTAAGATCAGCAAATAAAATAGCTAAAGCCTCAGATAAGAAGTGTATATATATTAGTATACATGCTAATGGCTTTAATAAAGAATCTGCTAATGGATGGTCTGTATATACTACTCCAGGTGTAACTAAATCAGATAAGATTGCTACAGTGTTGTATGAAAAAGCAACAGCAGAGTTTAAAGGAGAAAAAATGAGAAGAGATACAAGAGATGGAGACCCTGATAAAGAAGCTAACTTTTATGTAATAAAACATACATCTATGCCAGCTATATTATCAGAGAACTTCTTTATGACTAACTATGATAACTGTCATAAGTATCATTTATCAGAAGAAGGTAGAGATAGAATAGCAAAGGTACATTTTCAAATGATTCAAGAAATAGAAGCAAAAAATGAAATTTAGAAACGGATGGAAAGCTCCCAATAAACAATGGGATAAAATAATGATAAGATTTAGAATATCATTTTTAGATATTCTTTGTATTGAAATAGATATATCAAGAAAGTTTTATTTATTTACAATACTCAATTGCACTATCAAAAACAGGTAGTATTTCTCATAGTATAAAGAAAGTCTAGGTTTAATTACTTAGACTTTTTTTAGTTTAAATATTAATAGTTTAAACTTTATTTGTATATTTGTTTAAATATAAAAATTTAAACCAATGGAAAATCCAGAGAATTTATCTCCAGAAGAACTTGCTGTAAAAAAAGATGAAATGCTAAAATTCTATCAAGAATCAATGCCTTATCTTGAAGCTCAGTTAGATTATGAAAAAATGTTATCTCAAATTGATGAAATGAGATTTAAAAGAACTCAGATTCAAATGCAATATGCTATGATGATGGCTCCTCCAGAAGAAGAGGAAAATTCAGAAATGCCACCTAATGTTCCTCATACGCAAGAAAAAAAAAGGAAACTTAAAACAGATGCATAATGGCTATCGTTAAACAGGTTCAAAAGAAAGTAGTAATGTTTAAAAAAGACATTATTAAATTTCAGTTATTAACTCACTGTTATATAAATAAAATAACAGTGAGTAATTCTGATTTAGAATGTCTCACATTACTTAGTGTTATTGGTCCTATAGAACTTACTCATTTTTGTTATGATGCTGCTGAAGAACATAAAATATTTAAGTCTCAACAAACAGTAAGGAATTGTATCAATAAGTGTATTAAAAAAAATTTAATAAAAAAGAATTCTAAAAATAAAAAAGTTATATATATTAATGCTGATATAAAAATAGAAACAAAGGGTACTATATTTTTAGATTATAAATTTCTTGGTAAATGAAACCTAAAAAAGCAAGAATTTTATATCAAGAAATATCAGAACAATATGATATACCAAAACCTTTAGTAGAAAATTTAATAGAATTTTATTATAAAAACGTTAGAACATTATTAAGTGATTTGTATCATCCTAGAATAAATATAACAGGTCTTGGTTTATTTATGGCAAGAAAAAATACTATAAAAAAAGAAATACCAAAGATTAAAAAATATTTAAAAAATCATGATACTTCTACTTATTCTGCATATTATAATAAAAAGATGTTAGAAGAAAAGATAAAACTTTTATCTACTATACAACTTCAAATAGAAAAAGAAGATAAAAGAAAAAAAGAATTTTTAAAAAATAAAAAAAATGACTAGTTTAAAGAAAATATGGAAAAATAGAAAACAAATTTATGAAGGAATTAAAAATTCTATCATGAGAGATGAGTTTGTAGAAGATATTTCCAAAAAAAGAATGGCTCTATGTAATGAATGCCCAGAGTTAGATGTAAAAGGAACTGATTGTGAAATACCAGGAACGCAACCTTGCTGTGCTAGTTGTGGTTGTTCTTTAGATTTTAAAACAAGATCTTTATCATCATCTTGTCCTAAAGGAGAATGGAGTGCTTTAATGAGTGAAGATGATGAATATAAATTAGGTGAATTATGAGTATTATGGGTTTATTAAGTTTAATATTTAGAGAATCTGATCATAGTTATAAAAGTGCTAATGATGATAATATAAAATGGATTAGTGTAACAACTTTAACTTCATATTTTAAAGAACCTTTTGATGCAAAGAAAGTAGCTAAAAAGGTATCTAAAAGAAAAAATTCAAAGTGGTATGGAATGAAACCAAAAGATATTGAAAATATTTGGAAGAAAGAATCTGAGAGAGCAATGAAATTAGGAACATTTTATCATAATCAAAGAGAATTTGATATATGTAATTTTGCATCTATGAAAAGACAAGGAGTTACTGTACCAGTATTTTCACCAATATTAGGAAAAGAATTGGGAATTAAACACGCTCCAAAACAAAAATTAGATCCAGGAATTTATCCTGAACATATGGTATACTTAAAATCTGCAGGAATATGTGGACAATCAGATTTAGTTGAAGTAGTAAATGGTAAAGTAACTATAATAGATTATAAAACTAATAAAGAAATTAAAATGAATTCTTATAAAGATTGGGAAGGTATTTCACAAAAAATGCAGTTTCCTTTATCTCATATAGAAGATTGTAATTTTAATCATTATGCATTACAACTCAGTATTTATATGTATATTATAATAAAGCATAATCCTAAGTTAAGACCTGGAAATATGTTTATACATCATGTTCAATTTGAAGAAACAGGTAAAAATGAGTATGGTTATCCAATTACTAATTATACATTAGAAGGAGATCCTGTATTAAAAAACATAGCTCAAATTCCTGTTCCTTATTTAAAAGATGAAGTTATTTCAATAATTCATCATTTAAATGATAATAGAGATAAAATACTTAAGAAATGATTGTAAAATTATTTGATATACAAAATGGTAAAATAGTTCCTACTGAACACTGTTATACACTTAAATCATTAAAAGAGGTTATGGATAATTATCCAGATGATTATCTTAAAATATATCAATATTTGTTTTACATGACTTGTCCTAATCCAGATATGAATCCATTTTTTCATACTCCAGAACATGAAAAAGAAGAGATTATAATGAAAGAAGTAGAAGGTGAATTTTCTACAGAAGATGATGAGGTATGGACAGCACTTAAGTTTTGTGAAAAGATGTATGAAACACCAACATCTAGAGCTTATAAAGGTATTGCAGCTATGTTAGATAGATTAGGTAGATATATGCAGACTACACCCATTGAACATGGCAGGGATGGTAATATTAATGCTTTAGTAAATGCCGCTGCAAAATATCAACAAATTAGAGAATCCTTTAAAGGAGCTTATAAAGATCTTCAAGAAGAACAGCAAAGTAATGTACGAGGAGGAATAGGATTAGGATATGACCAATGATACTGAAATATATCAAGATATTCCTACATGGGATAATGGTCAATGGACTACTACAGATTTTGATAGTAGAGAGGAATTTGCTACATATATAAAAAATATTTTTAAAGAACCAGGCCAATATGGGTTTAATGAAGTTAGTAATGAATTTAATGCTGAAGCACTAACATTTAATAAACAAGGCTTTTATTGTGCTGCTCCATTTAAATCAAGAGATTTTATTAATTACTGGGAAGGAGAAAAGAAGAAATGTAGAAAAGGAGTAATATTTAAATCAAAAGATAATGTTTGGTACATAGCTAGAGATTATTACATGTGGTTAAATTTCTTACCAATCTTTAATAAAGAAATACAAAAGTTTGGATTTGCTGATATTAGAGATGCTCAATATCATATGGCATTGTATGAAATACTTGCAGAACTAAACTTTAAACATGTAGCTATTCTTAAAAAAAGACAGATAGCTTCTTCTTATTACCATATGGCAAAGCTTATTAATCAGCAATGGTTTGAGCCAGGAGTAACCTTAAAGATAGGAGCTAGTCTTAAAGATTATATTAATGAAAAAGGATCTTGGAAATTTTTAGATGAATATGCTGCATTCTTAAATGAGCATACTGCATGGTATAGACCAATGAACCCTAGTAAGGTAATGATGTGGCAACAGAAGATTGAAGTTAGAAAAGGTAATAGAAAAACTGAAGTAGGTTTAAAAGGAACTATTCAAGGGATGTCATTTGAAAAAGATCCTACAAATGGAGTAGGAGGTCCGGTTAAATACTTCTTTCATGAGGAAGCTGGAATTGCACCTAAGATGGATAAGACATATGAGTATATGAGACCTGCAATG